TTTGCAGGTGTAAAAGGTGAAACTGATTCACGTCCAGTACAAGTACAAATTCCATGTATGGAAATGTACGGCGAATCTTGTTCAATCTTGAACGAAGTTCGTGGTTGGTTCAAAGATCCAACACTAGAAGACATGGGTCGTAAATATTGGAAGAAGCGTTCATACGTATTCCAAGGGTTTGTAACTGAAAGCGGTCTTACTGAAGACAGTATCCCAGAAAATCCAATCCGTAGATTTATTATTGGTCCACAGATTTTTCAACTTGTTAAATCTGCACTAATGGATCCAGATATGGAAGAACTACCAACAGATTATACTGCTGGCGTAGACTTTAGAATTGTAAAAACTTCTAAAGGCGGATATGCAGACTATTCTACTTCAAACTGGGCTCGTAGAGAGCGTCCGTTAACTGAAGCAGAAGCAACTGCTATTGATACACACGGTTTGTTTAACTTATCAGACTTCTTACCTAAGAAGCCAACTGATGTTGAACTTAAAGTAATGCAGGAAATGTTCCAAGCATCTGTTGATGGTGAAGCATACGATCCAGAACGTTGGAGTCAATACTTCCGTCCATCAGGTATGGCGGCACGTACTGGCGATCCAGTAGCAACTCCTTCAACTCCGGCTTCAACTCCGGTTACTGAAGCACCAGCGGCACCAGTTGCTGAAACAGTTGCAGAGGCGGCGCCTGCTCCACAAGCGGCACCACAAACTGATAATAAAGCGGAAGATATCTTAGCGATGATCCGTTCGCGACAAAATCAGTAATTGCTTAACGAATAGGGATCTTCGGATCCCTATTCACATTGAAGGAGAAGTTAATGGCTAATAAAGCATTTGACGTTTCCAAGTTTCGTAAAAACTTGACTAAATCTATTACGGGTATGAGTGCAGGATTTAATGATCCTACTGATTGGATTAGTACAGGTAACTATGCACTCAACTATCTTGTAAGTGGAGACTTTAATAAAGGTGTACCACTAGGCAAGGTAACTGTTTTTGCAGGTGAGTCTGGTGCAGGTAAATCATATATTTGTGCAGGTAACATTGTAAAGGCGGCACAGGATCAAGGTATCTTTGTTGTACTAATTGATTCAGAAAACGCACTTGATGAAACATGGTTACAGGCGCTTAATGTTGATACAGGCGAAGATAAACTGCTAAAACTTAATATGTCAATGATTGATGATGTTGCTAAGACAGTATCAACATTTATGGCAGACTACAAAGATATGCCGGAGGAAGATCGTCCTAAGGTATTATTTGTAATTGATTCACTAGGTATGTTGTTAACACCAACAGACGTAGACCAGTTTAATAAAGGTGATATGAAAGGTGATATGGGTAGAAAACCTAAGGCACTTACAGCACTTGTTAGAAACTGTGTTAATATGTTTGGTTCGCACAATGTAGGCTTAGTAGCAACTAACCACACATATGCATCGCAAGATATGTTTGATCCAGATGACAAGATTTCAGGCGGTCAAGGCTTTATCTATGCATCATCTATCGTAGTAGCAATGAAGAAATTGAAACTAAAAGAAGATGAAGATGGTAACAAGATCAGTGATGTAAAAGGTATTAGAGCGGCTTGTAAAGTAATGAAAACAAGATATGCTAAACCTTTTGAAGGCGTACAGGTTAAGATTCCTTATGAAACAGGAATGAACCCATACAGCGGTCTTGTTGATTTATTTGAGAAAAAAGGCATTCTTACAAAGGATGGTAATAGACTTAAATATGTTTCATCAACAGGTGAAGAAACTAAAGAGTATCGCAAAGCGTGGGAAGCCGGTGGCGAATTGCTAGACAAAGTCATGATGGACTATAACGAACCAGGTGATGTGGTAACTACAATGGAAGAAGAAATTCCTGTTGAAGAAGTATTACAACCTGAGGAGTAATTTAGTTTATGGACAGTTCACAAATTATCGATACTTGGAATCTTTTTAAAGAACACATTGATAAGAAACACTTAGAAATTGTTGCAGAACGATTTGTCGATCTAATGGCAGACTACGGTGTATCAGATGATGCTTTTAAAGATTCTTTGGGTAACTGTGATTATCTTGATCATGCAATCAATTATTATCTTGACATTGATGATGATATGGTTGCTGATGATGACGATTGGGATTAATGAATGTGGTACGGTAAAATCTCAAAAAATATCACAGAGATTCCAAATGCTATTCAATATTTTGAAAACGAACTAGCAGAAGCAAAAAAAGAAGTTCGAGTCTATGGTAACATAGAAAAGGCCGCGGCAGAAATGCCCGGCCTTGTCGAACATCGCTTTAATCAATTACAAGAATTAGAAGCAATTCTCGAATACCTCAATATTGAACTACGTAGACTACGCAGTTCTTTCTTCAAGAAATATTTAGAAAACTATCAACGTTCGTTGTCAAGTCGCGATGTTGAAAAGTATGTTGATGGTGAAGCAGACGTTGTTGATATGGAAAAGATCATTAACGAGTTTGCTCTTATGCGTAACAAATGGTTAGGCATTACTAAAGGATTAGATCAAAAACAGTGGCAACTTACTAACATTGTTAAACTACGTGTTGCAGGTATGGAGGATGCATCAGTATGAACGTATCAGAAGAATATAAGCAACAACTAAAACAAACACACGAAAATAAAAATTGGGGTACTACTAGTAATTTGCCTAAACAAGTAGAACTTGCTATTGCCAAATATAATCCTCAATCTATTTTAGACTTTGGTTGCGGTAAAGGACAAATTGTAAATTTATTAAAAGAAAAATATCCACACATGACTGTCTATGGATATGATCCTGCATTTAACGATCAACTTCCAGACAGTGTAGATATGATTATGAGTACAGATGTATTAGAACACGTAGAACCAGATGCACTAGAAGCAACACTAGATGATTTAAATAAACGTTGTAATATAGTACAATATCATTTAATTGCTTGTTTTAAAGCAAAAAAAGTTTTACCCGACGGACGTAATGCACACTTAATTATTAAAACTCCAGACTGGTGGCAAGAAATCATGTACAATAAATTTAATGTTGTTCACGAAGATATTATTGGCTATGTTAAAAAAGGTAAGAAGGGTATTCCTAAGGCAGTGACAAAATACGAATGCTTACTAGAGAAGAAATAAGACTACAGTTTGAAAACAAAACAGTATGCTTGGTAGGAAATTCTGTAAAACTATTTGACAACAAAAACAACGGATCGTTGATTGACAGTTACGATACTGTTTGTAGATTTAACAAAGGAATTTCAAAACTAGGTGATCCTTGTTACGGCAATCGATTTGATGTTTTGTTTTATGCACATTCTAATGTTGTTCCAATGGCATGGCGAACAAATCCAACACAATTTGGTGAAACATATCTTATTCAAACAAGTATTAAAGGGCGTCAGCCAGAAAGACTTTTTAATAAACACAAAAGTTATATTGTACCGATAACTAATCTCAGAGATAGATTAAAATTAATAAAAGGTCAAGAACCTTCTACAGGTATGGTAGCCATTGACTTTGTTCTATCTTTTAATCCAAAGAAAATAGTATTATTTGGTTTTGATTGGAAAAAGAATCCAACGTTTTATGCAAAACCCATTGACGTTGAACCTCACAACTATCAAAACGAAGAACTCTACATTAACAGCCTTAAAAACATAGAAATCCATTAAGTCAGAAACACTAACAAATTAAGTTTAGTGTATTAAATATCATTGATGAAACAGCAACTGATAAATCATATTTTGGATAAATTTCCTGAAACATATGAACTGCAAAAACAATATCGCAGTCATCCTGACTACAGTTTATTAACATTAGAAAACTTTATTCCTAGAGAATTAGTTGCATTATTGGCAAAAGAACTAGACGATATTCCATTAGAAGACTGTAAGCATTTTACAAGAGCAGGTTCTTGTATGTACGAGTTTAATAACACTGATCGTACTCCAATACAAGATGCAGTTATACACGCATTACATAGTTCAACGTTTATCAAATGGTTACAAGAAGTTACTGATACTGTAGATTTAATTCCTGATCCGCATCTAGTTGGCGCAGGATATATGAAGTCATTTGCAGGAGACAGTTTAAAAATACACACAGACTTTAACTGGAATGAGCAAATTCGTTTGCATCGTATGTTAAGTGTTGTAATATATCTTAATGAATATTGGCAAGAAGAATGGGGTGGTCAGTTACAGTTTTACGATACTAAAAGAAACAAAGTACACACTAAAGTTCCTGTAGGTGCAGGTAACTGTGTAATTTGGAACTATAATAATTTTGCCTTCCATGGGTATCCAGACCCAATGACTTGTCCCGAAGGTGTAAGCAGAAAGGGTATTAGGTTGTTCTATTATGTTAGTAATGCCAAACACGACCACAAACATCCTCCGCACAGAAGTTTGTATTGGTATGATGAAAAAACAGGAACACCTTACGATCAGCCATGGAACAAGTAAGTTTTATATTGCCTCCGTTAAACTACAAAAGTTTAACTT